GAATCTTTCTCTCAGTTGGCACTAGACTTTGATCTGTCCAAACTACTCTGTTGTTTGGTTGTGCTGCAAACTGACCGTTATCTAACTTGATTACGTTGAATGATTTATGTTCCGGATCGTGTTCACTGAAATTAGTATTCAAGGTTGAGCTTTGTGCATGGCAGGTATCTAAGGTAAACACATACTCTCCTTTGTGCATTTTGCGGTCCTTGCCAAAAAATTCGCAATCACCCAACAACGGTTTGCGTATTACAGTGATGTCATAGTCGAAGCAGTCCCATATCTGTAGTGTGTCTAGTGGTAGTTGATTATCCTTGTCATAATCTTCTTTCCATACAAACGCACTTATGGGAAGTTTATCGTAAAGTGCTCCGTACTCTAATAACAGTGTTTCAAAATATAGTGCTTTGCCCTGTATACTACGTATACTGATCCACATGCCCGGAGTTAATTCTCCATGTCCTTTTTGATGATCGTAAAGATATTCTTTTTTTACGTATACTTCAACAGGCGGTAAGTTATGCACAAGAAAGGCCATGACGCTCCTTAAGGTTATGTGTGTATTTATTGATCTTGAGTTATTTTTGAATAGGCTTGTTCGAACCCATCTTGATGAGTGTATGATTCTTAATTATACCAAACACGTTTAAAATATCCATCATAGCAGGACATTATGCAATCATGCGATGCATTTAGGTGCCCTTTAACCATCCAAAATATCCTACAAACTTCTTCTTCAGGATATATCATTGTACTAACATATATAATCTATTTGTAAGGTTATCTTGATTATTATAATTTGAATATGTTTTACGTATTTTGAATCCTATACTTCTTGCTAAATCTGCAAATTCGTCTTCATGATCCCATTCTAAAGGATCTGATGCAGATGAAATATTATTCTTATCAAATACAGCTTCTACAAACATAATACCACGTTTATTTAGTTGATCTTTCCATACCATTAAAGTTTCACGTGGTTCATTAGTATGATCAAATGAATTAGAAAATACAATATCAAATTTACCTATTAATCTTTCATGTTGTCTTCTAAAGTCATGTCTTATTGTATTTTCATACTTAAGTGCTGTAGGTGCTATTTCTGTTCCTAATACTCTTGCATTAGGAAAATGCTCACTAAATAGTCTTAGTTCAGTACCATTTCTTGTCCCATGACAAAGTATTGATTTTACATCATCAAAAGGCATTGATTCCTTTATGAACAATACATCAAGTATATTTATCCAGTGCCGTCCTTCTTTTTCTTTATTTGCCTTATATTGTTCTTGACGATATTGATCATCATTTGAATATTCATATATTTTCATCCTTTAACCTCTGAACATGGGATCGATGGATCCTACAGTTAATAATACCATTATAATATGTATCATCTAACAATACAGATCTATCAAATTGCTCTTTTGCTTCAAGGTATCCCATTTCTCCTTTCGATTTACAGAGATATAATATCTCTCTACGAAAGCCCTGTTCACCATTTTCTGCGAGGAGTTGTTTAACAAGATCAGATGAGCCAAAGTAGTCCCGCCAGTTGGACTCCACAATACTACGTCTCTTCCTGGTTTTTCCTTTAAGGGGAGGAAGTGTCTTTCTTGACCAGAATCCCTTTTTACCGATGTACTTTTTGTTATTGGTGAGATCCGTGATGATGTATACGAATCCTTGCCAGTCACGTAGTTCGTCCTCGGAGGGATTAAATTCTCTATCATTATAATACCACATACAAATATATATCAGTCATCACTATCAGCTTCTGCATCAATAAAGACACAACCAACAAATGCACCACAACACGGACAGTAATCTGGCTCAGTCTCTGTCTCTGATATAAGTACGACCTTTGTTAATTCCTCACAAAAGTCGCACTCTATTTCGTATGTCTTTAGCTTCATGCAGCTTCTTCTTCCCAGTCCCAGTCACCTTCCATAGAAGTTACGGAATATTCGGTAACACGTTTCTCGAAGAAGTTATCATGTGATGCACCATTCAGTACCCAATCTAACCAAGGTAATGGATTATCTTTTACCTTAAATGTTGGCTTCAGACCAAGCTGTAGTAGACGACGATCTGCAATGTGTCTGATATAATCTTTTACCTCTTGTTTTGTTAATCCCTGAACTTCGTCAATACCTTTGAATGACAGTTTAATAAATGCGTCTTCTAATTTAACTGCATCTTTTGCCATCTGATAAATCTTTGATTTCAGTTCATCGTTTACAATACGTGGATGTTCATCACAGAACTCACGGAAAAGTTTAGCAATACCTTGTACGTGCATTGATTCGTCACGTATTGACCATTCAACAATTGTACCCATTCCTTTCATCTTACCAAACCGTTGGAAGTTCAGTAACATTACAAAGGATGCAAATAAGCTCATACCTTCATTAAATACAGATTGTGCCATAATAAGTGCTAGACCTTGCAACGTATTTGGATTACCCTGTGACATAAATTCAATCTTATCTGCCATTTCTTTATATTCAAGGAATGCATGGAATTCTTCATCAGGTAGACCAAGGGTATCATTTAGAAGCGCATATGCACGTTGGTGTACACCTTCACGGTTAGCAAAGGAAGAAAGCATGTTACGAACTTCATTATTCTTGAACTTAGGAATAAGAAGCTCATGATAGTTTTCACCTACCTGAACATCTGATTGTGTAAACAGACGGAGAACTTGTGTAACAAATTCCTTTTCATCATCAGATAGTTTTGTTTTCCAATCTTGTACGTCTTCTGATAATTCTGCTTCATCCTCGACCCAATGGATCTCTTCATGTTTCTTTGTTAATTCTACTGCCCACGGGTATAGAAATGGACGGTAAGTTTTAGATACTTCTGTGAGTGACATTAACCAATTCTCCTATATTCTTTGTCTTGATATTTTGCGTGTATATAAACTTTTTTATCTAATACATCAATCAGGGTTTGCATAATACGATCGTGTACTTTTATGTCTAAATCTTCTAATTTCTTTTCGTGGAATTCAACATACATTTCGTCAAACCAATCTAATATATCGTCATCTATTATTTCTTGTAAAACTGCGTATTCTTCACCTTCAATATCTAAATATAAAATAATTTCATCATCTTTTGTAAAATTATCCTGAATCCATTTAGATAAGTTTATAACTTTTATTTGAGCTGTTTCAGAAGACTTAAATGTTGTTTTATCTTTTCTAAAACTATTTGCAGCAGAAATACTTCCTAAATATAAAGTCTTTTTACCATCTATGTTAGATGCACCTGCATGAAAAAGTGTTACCTTTGGATCATCATCAAACTTTTCCTGCATCATTCCGAATACTCTTTCATCAGGCTCAAAGGCAAATATCTCATAATCGTCGCCGTAAGTCTTTCTGAAATTATCTGTATTCTGACCTTTATTTGCACCTACATCTAAAAATATTTTCCTCATTACTTATCCTTCACACGCGCGACACTCGTCGCCTGATTCTATTATCATTGGTTGATTTAAAAATTCCATTAGTTCATCATAACCACCAACATATTGACCATTGACATATACTTGTGGTACTGTTTTGACCTTACGTCCTGTAACCTCTGCTGCAGTCTTGCCAATCTCTTGTAGATCAATATAGTCAAACTGGATACCACGTAAAGAAAGTTCTTCTTTTGCTCTTGCACAATATGGACAATCACTCTTACCATATACAATAGAACGATCATCTTCTTGTAGAGCAACACGTTCTACCTTTTCTGAAACATTTTCTGCTCTTTGTTTTGCTTCTGTACGAAGATAGTAAAGACCTTTTAGTCCTTCTTTCCATGCCTTTAGATGTACCTTATTTACATACGATTTCTCTGCACCAGCAGGAAAGAATACGTTTACTGATTGACCCTGACAAATATATGGTTGTCTATCTGCAGCATGTTGTACCACCCAGTTCTGATCAAGTTCTTGTGCGGTTTTAAATACTGCCTTTTCACCTTCAGTTAAGAATGGTAGATGTTGTACTGAACCTTTATTTGTAATAATTGATGTCCAATTAGATTCATTATTTTCATTATGTCTATCTAGTACCTCTTCAAGATATTTGTTCTTGACAAGGAATGAACCTGCACGTGTACGATGGGTATAAGCGTTTGCTTTACTTGGTTCGATACTTGGTGATGTTGAAAGGATAATACCAGATGAAGCATTTGGTGCAATAGCCATTAGGTGTGCATTACGACGACCGGTACCAATACCATCTGGATATTCCCCACGTTCCTTTGCAAGCTTTTCTGTTTGTGAAATAGCACGTTTTTGAATATTTTCAAATACGACTTTATTCATTTCTTTTGCACGATCACTTTCCCAAGCAACACCATGTTTCTGTAAGAGTGAATGGAAACCCATAGCACCTAGTCCAATAGATCTTTCACGTTCTGCGGAAAACTTTGCTCTTGAAATTGTATCTGGTGCATTCTCAATAAAGTATTCAAGTACATTATCAAGCATAGTAATAAGATCTTCAATAATAGTTGTATCTTTCCATTCATCATATAATTCAAGATTAAGTGAAGATAAACAACAAACTGCAGTACGATCTTCAGATGTTGGAAGATGAATCTCATTACATAGATTAGAACCATGAATTTTTAGACCAAGATCTTTCAGATTCTGTGGTAAAAATTTATTTGCTGTATCAATAAAGTTTAAATATGGCTCACCAGTACGGAAACGTGTTTCAAGAATACGTTGCCATAACTTACGTGCATTAACTGTTTCTTTTACTGTGTCATCCTTTGGATCTTTTAGATCCCAATCTTTATTTTCAATAACTGCATTCATAAATGAATCAGAAATATTAATAGCATTATGTAAATTAAGAGCCTTACGTTGTACGTCACCAGTCGGTATACGCATATTAAGGAATTCAATGACATCTGGGTGTGACACGTCCATATAGGCTGCGTATGAGCCTTTACGAGTACGTCCTTGTCTATATGCAATCATATCAGCATCAACTGTATGTAAGAAAGGCATAGGACCAGGAGCTACATCTGATACTGTACGTACGTCACTCCAATGTCCACCAACACCTCCGCCATAAACAGATAACCAACGTAGTTCAGATGTATGATCGATGAGTCCTTCAAGTGTATCTGGAACATAAGTTAGGAAACAGGAAATAGGCATACCTTTATCATTCTTTGTACCGTTTGGTGCATTTGAAAGAACTGGTGATGCAAACATAAACCATTTATTTGAAACTGCATTATATAATCGTTGTGCCAAAAGATCGTCAGTCTTTCCTTTAAATGTTGCCCATGCAGTTGCTGCACGTGCATAAGCTTCTTGTGGGGATGATTCTGTTTTTCTCATATAGAAATCTTTAAGCATACCAACAGCATATTCTGTTAGTAGCTTATCTTTTGACTTATCGATTTTAATGTTATTTTGCATAAAGGACTCCTGCACCGGGACTTGCTCCCAGTGTTACTGACATTTTTAATTTTGATGGTAGTATTATATATCGTTATTAGAAGTTTGTAAACCCCGATATATCGTTAAATTCCATCTAATTTCCAATTATTTTTTTCATGATTCTTGAGCAAGTTTGTCACTACTTGTATTGCTCTTTCAACAGGAACATAATAATAATCACTTCTTCTTTTGAATAAACCAACGTATCCCATATTCTTCATAATGATAGGTATTCTCTCTTGTTGACTAAAATGTGCCTTTGCTATTTCTAACACAACTGTTGGTTTATTATAGAGAATAGTATCTTTTGCCCCAAGTAGTGCATGGGCCTCATGACCTTCTATATCCATTTTGATAAGATCAACTTCAAGAAAATTAAAAGAATCTAATGTTTTAATAGGAAGACTTTTTATAGTAGTATCTTCGTTTGTTTCATGTTGTCCTATGAATCTACTTTTACCAGAACTTTCTGATACATATTTGAAGTCTAAAGATCCTTCTTCATGACCTATACCTACATTATATGTTCTTACATTTTTTAGATTATATTCTTTTATATTCTTTTCAAGACATTCATATACAATAGGATTTGGTTCAAAGGATTTAACTTCTCTAAAGTAAGGGGAGAATGCAATAGTTGTCTGACCGACATTTGCACCTATGTCGACACATAATCTTTTTTTATTTAAACAGAAAAATTCTACAGTAAACTGACAAAAATAATTTTGCCATTGTTCAGGTGTCCAAGTTGCTAAAGAATTAGAATTCTCTTGGTCTGGTACCCACCAATTATTCAGTCTCTTCATCTACCGGTTCAGGATCGTCAGTCACTGCCTCTTCATAATAAATTATAATATTCTTCTGCTGTCCTATATACCGATTAATCTCTGCCATGTTAAGAGCAAGATTCTCATAGTCTCTCATTGACAACGCAACATATGCTACCTCACCATAGATAGACTTAAATTCTTCTATGAACGTACCAAAGTTTTCTTCTGTAACTACAAATATACGTGTATCATTCAGTTGGAGAGGTTTCGGTCTCGCTACTGTTGGTATCTGTACCTTCTCCACCTTGGTCACTGTTACTATTTCCGGTTCCGGCTGGTAACGGCTGCAACCACTCAGGAAGATCATACTCGTTAGAATTACCAGTGTCAGCCATGAAGTTACGCCAAAGTTTAGCTGTTGCGCCATTCATCTTTCCTTCTAATCTTGCTGCATCTTTTAATGCATCTTGTACTAAATTCATTCTACTTAATTTACCACGAAGTTCATCACCATATTGTTCTGCCTTTTGTAGATCTGACTGAAGTTGATTATTTAATTCAGACATTTTCTTCCACTCTTGTTGCATCATTTCAAGACTTGCCTCTGCAGTTTCTATAGCAGATTCAAGCTTTGCATTATTTTCTCTTAATGTAGCAATCGTTGCTTGAGTTGTGTCATAGTAATACTTAGCTGCATAACCGACACCAGCCATTGCCATGACTATAATAACTAGGATATAAACTCTAAGCATTATCTTCTACATACTTTCTAAATCGTTTTAAAAGAACAGGAACTTTATCCTTCTTACGACGACGATCTGTTACATTTACTGTTCTGATTCTTGGGCCCATTGCAGTTGTTGCAGGATTAGGGATTGATCCTGTACTAACTGCTGGTGCGTCTTCTTTTACTTTTGTCATTACCTTTTTACCTTAAAGAAATCTGCCTGAGTAATTCGCCAATTGTCAGTATAAACATTGTTATCATTAATATATGCTCCGTGTAAATCATTACCATTAAATATTACACATCTGTTTGGTTTTGCTGGTATTACTTCCCTTATTTTAATATCTGATACATCTATTATTAAGTTTGTTGCCTCATTATTCTTAATCTTAATATTTTCATATATTGCGGTTCCACCATTTGACTGTGGATCCAAATAAGTAAGAACATTAATCATATTCGAGTCATAATGTGGATGATGTTGTTTTGTAACTGGAATATCCTTTTTAATATGTTTGAATATGTTAAAATTTAAGCTACGATGTATTTCATATTCTTCTTTCTTTAAATTAAAAAAATCAAATACATGATATGCAAATGAACTTAATCTTTTTCTTGTCTTTATTGGATCAGCCCTAAAATTATTAATAACAAGTCTACAATCATAATAATCTTTAAAGTTTCTTGTTTCTGGTATTTTCTTCCAGGCTTCAACTGGCCAAGAATCAAATAACTTTATTATATTATCATAATTTTTATAAAAGTTATCAATACATATCCAGTTATTATTATAAGTTATTTCAAAGTTATCATTTACTTCAAAAAGTTCTTCCACTATAAATGGTATTGGCATTATAAATTTATCTCACGATTTCATTCGCCGTTATATAAATTTTCTGATTCGTACGTCTATGTGTTGCTTCATAAATGTTAATACCAAAAATATCACCAACAGGATGTGCATCTTCACCTACCATAATTTTATCACCAGGATAAACTAATTCTTCACATGTACTGTTAAACACTTTATGAATAGTTGTCTTATAAACCCCAGGAGAAAGCCGGCCATCTTCAAGTAGGAACCATTGACTTTCTTCTACCATTAGGTCTGTAGGATCAACACCCATCTCTTTCAGTCCAGATAGGAGCTTCTTTTCTGAAATAGAGAATTTTTCCTTAATTAAATAAAGTGCTGCAGCATATGATGCAAGACGTGATCTACCACCAGGAACTTTTGCCATTAGACGTTTAACATTGAATACAAGACGATGGAAAGGCGTATAAGCATCTTTATACTTCATACGGTTTTCCAGACGATCTAAATCAAATGATTTTAGTCTTTTACCATTTTCATCAATAATACCAGCTTTATAAGCTTCAGTATTTTCAAACGGTGTAACAAGAAGAGTTAGGAACCGAAAGGTATAGATTAGATCTCCAGCTTGTTTTAAAATTCCCATTATATTTCCTTTAGCTTATTTTTTACTTCTTCATTTGATTTAATATGTTTCAATTGTCCTGGTTTCAAATATTGTAGATATTCCAAGAAAGGTTTAACAATTGGCCAATGCTTATCTTCTAATCTATTAGACAAAATTGCTAAACTTGCATAATTACCAAACACATTAAATATAACAATGATATGGTTCATTAATAAACGTTCTGTTAATCTACCTGTTTCCAGATAACGATTTACTAAACGTTTAATATATTTTATTCGCTTTAAATCATCATAAAACTCTTCTGGGTCAATATAACCCTTTGGAGTGTAGTAATGTTTTGCCGCAAATACTACTAGATCTTCGTCTAGTAATTCATCATATTCTTCCACGAGTTAGCCCTTAGTTCAAGAATCCGCCGGTAAGTTTACTTAATAGACTTTTCTTTGTCTCCTTAGTATCTACCTCTATTCCTTGATCTTCTGCTAGAGCTGATAACTCTTTTTTTGTCATTTTACTTAAGTCCATTGGTGAATCTTCTGTTAGTGTTTCACACTCACATACAAGACAACCACAATCTGGACAGGATTCCGGTAAACTAACATGCATTGGTTCAGGACTTGAAGGAGTAACACCATAATATTCATCAAGCATTTCTGGTGTTACTTTCATTGCTTTTAGAACTTCGCCCGTACGTTCGTGTACCCACCCGCGAGAAGTAAGAATACCGTTTTTAACTGGTTTAATTCTACTTGCCATATTATTGTTTCCTACATATAAGATGCTTTTGGATCATGTTCTACGTCCTTTGGCAAATCAGCTTTATCTGCTTTACCTTTATGCCCTTCTTTTTTATAACCAGGTGTTCCATATGGATACTCGGGTAGACCATGTTTTTTCTTAACTTTTTGAAGCTCCGCATGACCTTCTTTACTAAGATTACTAATAATATGCCTATTATTCTTTTTATTAATAGGAAGATTGCTATGATCTTTAAAATCATGGCCTTTAGCCTTTAAATGTGCTTTAATAGCATTTGCATTTTTACTATTATTTCCACCGAGCCATTGGGCCCAAGTGTGCTCTGGTCCGCCAACATATTTTCCTTCTTGAAGAGGATCTTTCATTGGTGTGCCACCTGGCTTAATACTAGTATCACCCTTTGCATTATCATTTGGACGCATTGGTGATTTCTTAGTCATTGTCTTGAACTTTTGGAAGTTCAACTTATCAACAGTTGGCTCATCAATTTCTTGTGAGGTTGGTGTTTTGTTACCTACTTCTTTTTTAGCAGATGGTGAAAGTCCTTGACCCATTGGAGAACCATTATCTGGTGTATGTGTTCCCTTTGGTGCATTTGCTTCTGTTTGGGCAGATTTCTTTGTAGTCGGAACCATACGGGTTCTTGTCCTACCATCTGGGCCAACATAATTTTCAGGCTTCTTATCAGCAGAAGTTACTACTTCTTTTACTTCCTTTTCATCTTCATCATCACCATTTTCTTTGTCATCACCATTATCTTTTTCGTCTTCTTTACCTTTTGACTTCTTACCTTTCTTCTTGTCCATATAGGCTTGAAGTGCAGGTGGAAGTTTACCTTCTTCGACAACTTCTTCTTCATCATGCTCGACGGAATCAGCAATCTTTGTTGCTACGTCTTTCTTCATTGTTACAGGATATTTTTTACCCTTGAAACTGAAGTGTGATTTACCTGCCTTAGCTGCACCAGCTGCCGCACCATGGAAGGCTGTTCTTTCGTGTGCGTCAATCTCTTCCGGCACAACGTACTGGAATTGTGACTCCTGCACTGCCAGCAGAGCATGAGCCATTCTTCTAATTTCTTCTGTTTTCATTTGATGCTCCTACATCCATAAGTTTGTTGATATGGCACCTACTGCTGCCACTAGTACTACCCAAAATAATTTACTAATAACGTTAACGACTCTTGCATTGTCATCAACCTTTTTATCAATATCATCTATTTTGACGGACAATCTATTTACCCGTTCCATTTGATTCTGTTGATTCTCTTGTATTGACATAATCTTTTCTTCAGCCCGGGCGAGAGCAATCATTGCTTCGGCCAGTCTATCTAGCTTCTCTTCAATTCTATCTAAACGTGTATTAGTTGTATCAGCCATTAGCACTTCCATCTACGTCTAGCTTGTCTTAAACGACTGTTAGGATCTTTTGCAGCTTTTGGAAACATCTTCATCTGTCCTGCACTACGAGCGCAGTATGACTTACGACGTTTAGCAGCTTTTGATCCAGGCTTTACTTTGCCAGTAACAGCAGTCTGTAGGTTTCCACCGGTTTTTCTATTAACAGCATCTACACCCTTTTGAGTCATACCAGCGCCTTTCTCAGTCGCACGAAAATGACCC